GCTAATCACATTGCTCAAGACACACGTCGTGGTAAAGGTAACTTCATCGTTTGCTCTGCAGACGTTGCAAGTGCATTAGCTATGTCAGGTGTTCTAGACTACGCTCCAGCTTTAAGCACAAACTTAAATGTTGATGACACAGGCAACACTTTCGCAGGTGTATTGAATGGTCGTTACAGAGTTTACATTGATCCGTATTCCAGCAATCTAGGTGCAGCAAATCAGTTCTACATGGTTGGTTATAAGGGTTCTAGCCCATATGACGCAGGTATGTTCTATTGCCCATATGTTCCTTTACAAATGGTTCGCGCAGTTGATCCTAACAGCTTCCAGCCAAAAATTGGCTTCAAGACACGTTACGGTCTAATTGCTAACCCATATGTTGTACAATCAGACGGTTATACAAATGATGCTGACACATTTACAGCTAATCGTAATCAGTATTATCGTCGTACACGTGTATTGAACTTGATGTAATTTTTACATTAAATAAGTCGGCATTAAGATCGACACAGTCATAGACTGTTTAAAAGGGGGAAGAAATTCCCCCTTTTTTTGCCTTATAAATATTAATGTTAGTAAAAGGAATGTTAAATGTATACTGCAAATATAGATGTTTTACAACAGAACTACATCAGTACTCTGCCAAAAACAAATGATTACCTAAGACCAAACGCGTTTAAGTTTGTAATAAAAGATATACCAGGTGTATCGTTTACTTGTCAATCAGCAAACTTGCCGCAATTGTCTATGGGATTTGCAGTGCAACCTACACCGTTTACTGATATTCCTCGCATCGGCGATAAACTGAATTTCGGAGACTTTACTATTAGATTTTTAATTTCCGAAGATATGTCAAATTACTTAGAATTATATAGATGGTTAGTGGCTCTTGGTTTTCCTAATGATTACAGTCAATTTGGATCATTCGTAACAAAACGACCAAGTTCGTTCCCACTCGTAACCAACGCAAAAGGCGAAAAAGAAGTTTTGGCATACTCGGATGGTACTTTATCGATTTTAGACTCGACAAATACCCCTAAAGTAAATATAATATATAAAGACTTGTTCCCAGTGTCTTTAGAAGCTTTGGATTTTGATATTGCTTCTGCTAGTGTTGAGTACTTTACTGCAATCGCTTCCTTTAAATACACATTCTTTGAGGTGGAGCAAATTTAATTAATATGGAGATTTTATGGCTACTAATAACAAACCTGGATTGAAAAACATTCCGAAAATTCCGGTTCCAAAATTTAACAAACCGGCCGCAACGCAGCCACAACAGCAAGCTCAACCTGGGCAGCTACAAATAAACATCGAAGAATTGCGTAAAGAAAAAATCTTTATTGCGACTCCATGTTATGGCGGTATGCTAACAGAAGCATATTTCAGATCAATGGTTCGCACATTGACATTCTTCAACCAGCATCAAATCCCAATTGCATTTGGTACTATTGCTAATGAGTCTTTAGTTACTCGTGCTCGCAACGTATTAGTTGCATATTTTCTTCAAAGCAATTATACTCGGTTGTTGTTCATTGACGCTGACATTGAATTCCAAGTTGAAGACGTGTTAAAATTAATTGCCCACAATAAAGAAGTTTGTGTTGGTGCATATCCTAAAAAGGGTGTTAACTGGCAACGTATTCGCGATATGGTTCTTAGCAAAAAAGATGAACCTATGGCTGACGGTGCAATTGCATCTGCTGGTAGCGATTATGCTATTAACTTTAAATTCCTTAATCCAGGTAGTAAACAAATTGCTATTGAAAATGGCGTAATTAAGTTGCATGACGGCGCAACCGGCTTTATGATGATTAAACGTGAAGCAATGGATAAGATGATTAAAGCTTATCCTGAGTTGAAGTATAACAATGATTTAAATACTCCTCCAGATTTGCAAGACTTCTTCTATGCATTCTTTGACACAATGATTGATCCTAAAGATCGTCGTTACTTATCAGAAGATTACACATTCAGCAGACGTTGGCAAGATATCGGCGGAGACATTTGGCTTGACCCAACTATCTCATTGAATCACTTTGGATCATTTAACTTCCAAGGCAACCCAGCACAAATTATTCAACTTGGATAATCAATGAAATTATCTGACCTGCAGGAACTGTGGGCGGATGATTGTAAGATTGACGAAACAAATCTTGGACATGAATCTGCTCGCACCCCTACTTTACATTCTAAGTATTTAAATTTTTTAACATCTACTCGGCTTAATTTACGTAAGGCTGAGTCTGACTACTTAAACCTTCGCCGCAAAAAATACAAATATTTCAGAGGAGAAATGACTCAACTGGAATTAACTGACGAAGGCTGGAATCAGTGGCAAGGCAACAAACCATTAAAGAATGAAATGGATGAATTTCTTCAGGTAGATCCAGACTTAATTATCCTACAAGATAAGATTGAGTATTTTAAAACTGTCATGTTTCAACTTGAACAAATTATTAGATCATTGAATAGTAGAACATGGGATATTAAAAATAGTATTGAATGGACTAAATTTACAAACGGTTTAATGTAATGTCTGATATAAGAATAAGAAAAAAGAACGAAGTATATTTAAATGTTGATGCTGAACCTTCAATTGCACAAGAATTGAACGATCATTTCTCATTTGAAGTCCCTGGTGCAAAATTTCACCCGCTTTATAAATCTCGTATGTGGGATGGAAAAGTGCGTCTTTTTTCGATGTTTACAAAAGAGTTATATGTTGGTCTAAAAGAATATGTTGAACATTTTGCCAAAGAACGAGATTATACTGTAGATTATTCTGAGTATGTTCACACTGCTGACCCTTGCACGCTTGAAGAAGTAAAAGAGTTTATAAAAGAACTTAATATTGGATCTAAAGGCGAACCTCTTGAAATGAGAGATTATCAAATAGATGCAGTATACAAAGCAATTAGTGATGGTCGACGATTACTATTATCTCCTACTGGTTCCGGGAAATCATATATCATTTATTGTGTAATGCGTTGGCATGAGAAATACAGTAGACGACAATTAATTTTAGTCCCCACTACTTCGCTTGTTGAACAAATGTATTCTGATTTTCAAGATTACTCTTGTTTGAATGGTTGGAAAACATCTAATCATTGTCATCGTATTTACGGCGGGCATGAAAAGTCTAACGAATATGATGTTGTTATTAGTACATGGCAATCTTTATATAAATTACCTAAAAAATTCTTTGATGATTTTCAGGCAATTTATGGAGATGAAGCGCATTTGTTTAAGGCCAAATCACTAACAGGTATTCTAAATAAATGTCCAGGCGCACCTTATCGTATAGGTACTACTGGAACATTAGATGGTACTCAGACACATAAATTAGTTCTTGAAGGATTATTTGGGCCCGTTTATAAAGTTACTACAACTAAGAAACTTATTGCAAGTAAAACTTTAGCTGATTTACAAATATATAATTTAATATTAGACTATTCGGATGAGATTAAAAAGTCTCTCAAAGGAAAGACATATCAAGAAGAAATGGATTTTCTAGTACAACATGAACCTCGGAATAAATTTATTCGTAATTTGACTCTAAAGCAAGAAGGCAACAGTCTTGTCCTATTTCAGTATGTTGAAAAACACGGTAAAAATCTATATCAAATGATTAATGATAAAGCCGAAAATCGAAAGGTGTTTTTTGTTTATGGTGGGACAGATACGGAACAAAGAGAACAAATTCGAGCATTGACAGAAAAGGAAAATAATGCTATAATAGTAGCATCATATGGGACTTTCTCAACAGGAATAAATATTAAAAACCTACATAATATTATTTTTGCATCTCCTTCTAAATCTCGGATTAGAAATTTGCAATCGATTGGTAGGGGATTGAGAACAAGTGAAACTAAAAGTAGTTGTAACTTATATGATATAGGCGATGATTTGACTTGGAAGTCTAAAAAGAATTATACTTTATTACACATGATAGAACGAATCAAAATCTATAACGATGAACATTTTGAATATAAACTAATAAAAGTAAAACTACAATGAACCAATCATATAAACTATTAAAACTTAATACAGGTGACGATATAGTTTGTAAAACTGAAGAAAATTTATCATTAAAAGATAAAGAAAGTATTTTTGTACAAGACCCGATGGTACTTAATCAAATTAGAGTACCTTACGGATCCGGTATAATGGAATCTTATACTTTATCTCCTTGGATGGCAATGACCGAAGATGATTTTTATGAAATACCTGTACGTTATATTATTGTAGCTGCAGATATTAAAGAAAATCTTAAAGATAATTATATAAAGTATGTACAAAATCGTAAAGAAGCAGAACTAAATGCAGAATGCGAAGATGAAGAAGAATCTGATAACTCTGAAATTGAAAAAGAACCTAACTATGAAAACAGCCAAAGCACCATTAAACGTCGCGGAAGACTTGTCCACTAAACCTAAGATGCAGGTGTCATCTCATTATGTTGACAATAAAAAATTCTTACAGGCATTAATAGACTATAGACAAAGTGTAGTTGACGCTGCCGAAAAAGGTGAAGAACCTCCTATTGTTTCAAAATATATAGGTGAATGCTTTATTAAGATTGCAACACATCTTTCATATAAATCTAATTTTATTAATTATACTTTTAAAGATGATATGATATCTGATGGTATTGAAAATTGTTTAACGGCTGTTGCTAAATTTGATCCTGCTAAATCCTCAAATCCGTTTGCGTATTATACGCAAGTTATCTATTTTGCATTCATTAGACGTATCCAAAAAGAAAAGAAACAACAAGCAACCAAATATAAGTTAATTGAGAATATGGATATTGATGCTTTAATTTCTCAAGAACAA